CGGCACCGACGCCGAGAACGACAACGAGGACATCGACATCTGGTGGAGCCAGGACGACCGTGTCTTCAAGTACGAGGTCCTGTGGAACAGCGGCGTCGCCTACCACTTCCCCGCCCAGGTGGTCCTCGGAACCATCGCCACGGCCTAACAACGCACGGACGGGGCGGGAGACCGCCCCTTCCCTTTGTCGAACGCAAAAACATCGTAACGATATGGCCTGCAATCAGACTCTCTCCGGCATCGTCAGGGACTGCCAGCCTAACATCGGCGGCATCGTCGAGGTGTACCTCGCCAATGCGTCCGACGTCAGCGGCGTGACGATTACCGAAAACAAGGTGACCGCCATCACGATGGCGGCCTCCGCCAAGTTCAAGAAGTACACGTTCAACCGCAACACCGGCTCCATGACGTCCACGTACACCATCGACCCGGCGAACGGAACCCGCTTCGTCACGACCGACCTCGTCCTTCAGTTCTCCCGCATGGAGACCACCAAGAGGGTGGAGATCGTCGCCCTGGCCGCTGCCGACGTCGTGGCGATCGTGAAGGACGCCAACGGCGTGTTCCACTACCTGGGACACGACGAGCCGCTGGCAGCTTCCGCCGGCACCGGCGAGACCGGCACCGCTCGCGCTGACCGCAACGGGTACGCCATTACCCTCCAGGATAACTCTGCGGAACTTCCCTACGAGGTCCTGGTCGGCACGGGTGGCGTGGACCTCGACACTATCGTCGGCTGATCTCATCTTCTGCATGTATAACGGCGGGCGCTCCCTGTGAAGGGGGCGCTCGTTTTTTTGCTTTACGCAATCCGGGCCGGTCACATTTCGGGAAGAAATGGTCTACCTCGACAACATAACCGACACGCAGCGCGTCTGGTTCCCCGTCGCTCCGGCAAGGCTGGAGGGCGCGGTCCTGACCCTCGTCTTCCGCAACACGACCGACCAGCGGTCCTTCACCCTGGCGGGCGAGCTGTGCGGCGACTTCCCCGACGACTTCTCCGGGGACTTCGACAGGCAGGCACGCGGCTCGTCCCGCATCGCCTTCGCCCTCCCGGCGGACCTCCCCGTCGGTGAGTATGAATACGCGCTCCTGGCAGGCTGGCAGACGCAGTCCGTCGGCCTCGCCTGGATCGGGCAGCTGGGCGCTTCCGAGGAGACGGACCACCCTGTGACATTCGACCAATATGAAGCAGACAATGACTGACAGCAAGCCGGTGGCCTTCCGGGCCATCGACCCCTACATCCAGCGGCACACGGTGTCCCCCGCAGAGAGCGAGGTCCGAGGCAAGGACTTCGTCAGCTGGGGGGACGGAAATGCCTACCCGGACTATCTCCTGGAACTCTACGACAACGCGCCGACCCTGCGCTCCTGCGTGGACGGCATCGCCGACTACATCGCCGGGGACGACGTCGCTATCACCCCGTGGCGGAGCGACTACGCGCCCGGAGCGGTCAATCTCCAGGGCGACACCATCAGGGACCAGGTCCACGACTGCGCCGCCGACCTGGAGCTGTACGGCGGCTTTGCCCTCCAGGTCATCCGCGACTGGAGCGGGGCCGTGGCGGAGGTGTACTACATCGACGTCCGCAACCTGCGAAGCAATAAGGAGAACACGGTCTTTTATTACTCCGAAGACTGGCGGAAGGGCGGCATCCGCAAGGCGGTCGTCTATCCCGCATTCATGCCCGATCTTGACTGGGACGCCCTGACGGACGAGCAGCGGGAGAGGCACGCCAGCAGCATCGTTTACGTCAAGCGCGGACACACGCGGACCTATCCGCAGCCTCCCTTCGCCGCCGCCGTGAAGGCGTGCGAGGTGGAGCGCAGCATCGCGGACTTCCACCTCAACGCCATCGACAACTCCTTCACGGCGTCAATGATTATCAACTTCAACAACGGCGTACCGACGGACGAGCAGATGGAGGAAATCGAGCAGGCGGTCAATGAAAAGTTCTCCGGCCACGACAACGCGGGCCGCATCTTCCTGTCATGGAACCGCAATAAGGAGAGCGCCGCCGACATCGTCACCCCGAAGGTCGAGGACTTCGGCGCGCGTTACGACGCGCTGGAGAAGGCTATCCGCCAGCAGATTTTCACCGCCTTCCGGGCGAACCCCAACCTGTTCGGCATCCCGACGGACGGCAACGGCTTCGCCGCCGAGCAGTACGAGGCCAGCTTCCGGCTGTTCAACCGCACCCAGGTGCTGCCAGCGCAGCGCCTCATCGCGGACACCTACGACCGCATATTCGGACGGCACGGCGTCCTGTCCATCAAACCCTTCACCTTCGACGGCGCAGCTGCCGAAGGCGAGCAAAACGTGAACTGACATGGCTGCGGAAATCCTACTATCTTCGGAGGCCTTCGTCAAGACCGTGACCTCCATCAGCGACAACGTCGCCGGGAAGTACATCCTGCCCGCCCTGCGCGAGGCGCAGGAGGTGTCGCTGCGCGGCATCCTGGGGGACGCCCTGCTGGACGTCCTGAAAGCCCGCAGAAAGGCCGGCACCCTGAACGGGCAGTACAAGGCCCTTGTGGACAAGGCGCAGTATTTCCTCGCCTACACCGCCGTGGTGGACATCGCCAACATGGTGACGTTTAAGGTCGCCAATTTCGGCGTAGTCCGTTCCACCGACGAGAACCTCCAGGCGGTCACGCAGGACGAGGTCGCAAAGCAGATGTACTACTGGCAATCGAAGGCGGACGCGGCCTGCCTGGACCTCCAGAACTGGGTCCTCGACAACCGGGCGGACTTCCCGGAACTGACCGACAACCGCTGCCGGCATATCCGCGCCAACCTGTACAGCGCCGCGACCTGCGGCGTGTTCCTGGGCGGGGCGCGCGGGAAAGGCACATGGAGGACCTGCCGATGACCCTGAAGGACATCGTCTCTCTGCTGGAGGGAGCCGCGCAGGCGCAGCCCGCCGTGGGGACCGTCGTGCAGAACGACGTGTTCCGGCTCAACACCCTGCCGTCCGTCCGCTATGCGGCCTTCGCCTGGGTGCAGGGCCAGCACACGGCCAGCATCGACGGGCGTTTCATCACCTTCCGCTTTTCCCTGTTCTACGTGGACCGGCTGACGGAGGACCTGGGCAACCAGGTAGAGGTGCAGAGTGTCGGCATCGAGGTCCTTCAGAACATCCTGCGGACCCTCCAGGAGGAGGGCGTGGACGTGGACCAGCCGACCTTCCAGCCGTTCAACCAGCGCTTCTCGGACGAGTGCGCGGGCGTGTACACAACCGTAGGGCTGACCGTCCCCGTGGCGTGGTCCTGCGCGGATATTTTCGACAACTAAACGACACAACTATATGGCAGACTTTTCTACACTAATCAGCCGCATCAAGGCGGCAATCAAGCCGAACGGCGCAGGCCAGATCACCGGGCAGGTGATGCAGGACGCACTCGTCAAGACCGGCACGGGCATCGTCCAGGAACTCGACGCCGCGAAGCAGGACACAATTCAGGACATTGATGCAATCCGCTCAAGTGCTTACAACGCCGCTGATGCACAAGCGGTAGAGGTAGCCCTCGCCGCGAAGCAGGACACCCTCGTCTCCGGGACGAACATCAAGACCGTTGGTGGGAATTCCCTGCTTGGCGCTGGGGACATTCCCATTGCGGCGGAAAACGAAACCGACCTCGTTTATACCGGCAAACTTTTCCATGATGGCGACAACGACCTCCACGATGTCAAGAATCTTGTCATCGGCGGAGTTACCTATTCTGATGGCGTTGAGTTTTTGGAGAGTGATGCTTGCAAGATAGGGCGCGTCATCGCGCAGGTGAATCCGACTGAAGTAGAACCAGAGGAAGGATATGCGTACCACGAGGTGACGCGCTTCATCATTAAGGGGATTGATTCCCTGGATGGTGTAATTACTCTCGAAAAAATCTCAAGCGCGGAAGAGATTTCCGACGAGATACAGACCGAAGTGAGCGAAAAAGTTACTGGCGAAGGTATCCTTATGATTAAAGCCATTTCGCAAGCCGCTTACGATGCTCTTGAGGATGGGGCTGGTTATGAAAGTGAAATACTTTATGTAATAGTATAGGATATGTCGCTGAAGGTCGGAAATACGATTCCTCGTAGGTTGTATAAAGGAAGCAGCCTTGTCAGCCGCGTCTATAAAGGGGATGCCTTGCAATGGGAGAGACTGACACGGGAGGGGCGGTCTTTTGTATCGCCTGCTGATGGTGAGGTGAGTCTTGACACTATTTACGGGAAGAGTTTGGTGTGGAATCAGATGGTTCCTGACGCAAAGATAAATGTTCCGATTGGCACTTATAACTATGCATCGTATGCGACGGGCCTAACATTTACAAATAGCCATAAGTACCTTGTCGCGCTTGATAACTCTGAACTCATAGTCCGTATGAGAGTTACCGGGACTTCATATACAAGTACCGCTGGCCAGAAGATTTTAGTCACATTCACTGGTACAACAGGAACAGGCTCTGCTTATCAAATACAATTAGGCGGTGGGACATCAACGAAGGTATCGCATGTTAAGATGCATGACCTCACCCTCATGTTCGGCGAAGGTAAAGAGCCTTCTACCGTAGAAGAGTTTGAAGAAATGTTTCCAGAGCCTTACTACGATTACTACACTGGTAGTATTCTGAACCTCGGAGCACGGGACAACACTATCGACATTGATGTCAAAGGATTCAATTTGTGGGATGAGGAATGGGAAGGAGGAAGTATTTATTATACAAATGGTCGAGATTTCGCGGTATCAGGATATATAAGAAGCAAAGGATACATTCCAGTAATTGCGGGGGAAACTTATTATATTAAGGCACCAGCAAATACGAATCTAATCTTCTATGATGCCACAAAGGCATTCGTAGGTACAGGCCAGACATATGTCGATAAAAAAGATACTACTTTTACCGTACCGTCTGGGGCTGCATTTTTAAGGTTTGCGCTTGGTGTTGGAACCTACAACCACGACATCTGCATCAACATCTCAAATCCTACTTACAACGGACAGTACAAACCTTATCGGCAAGAAAAGACTGTCAGCATTCCGCTTACTACACTAACTTCCAATGGCGAGTTTATTTTCCCTGATGGTATTTGTGGAATTGGGACTGCGCGTGATGAGGTTGTGGAAAACAAGGTGATTAAGAGAATAGGAAAGGTGGATATGGGGACGATAAGCTATACAAAAGTCACGGGCACTCCACCTTTTTTCTATTTCGCTGGTCTTCCTATAAAAATTCACGATAGTGCAACCTCGAATATTGTTTGCAGCAAGTACGTGGCGAAATTAGGGGCAGTAACTGGACAGATATGGCAACCAGCAAATACAACGACCATTCGAATTTACGATGATGCCTTCGCTGACAAAACTGCCGCGGAGTTCAAGACTGCGATGAACGGCGTTTACCTCTATTATGAACTTGCCACTCCTATTGAATATCCACTCGACATTCCTTTCAAGACGGAATACGAAATAGTAGAAGGAGGAACTGAATCCCTCGTGGGGCTTACTGCTCCAATAAAAGAAGATATTGCACTTAATTATAAACATTAGATTGATTATGAAAAAGTTTTTAGAATTCCTTAAAAAAGCGTGGTCTGTTGTTTGGCATACTGACACCCTCGCGCACGGCGGCTGCTGCGCTGCCGTGTCGCTGGCCCTGTTCGTTATCTTCGCCACGCCGCCCTTCGGCTTCCCGCTGGGGCTGGCCCTCTCCGCCGGCATCATCGGCGCAGCCCTCGCCGGCCTTGCGTGCGAGTTCGTGCAGTCGCAGCTGCTCCCCGGATGGACGAAGGCGGAGGCCGTGCGGGACCTCATCCGTGACGGCATCGGCATCGCCATGGCCCTCATCCCGGAACTCATCTACATCTGCAACTGACGGAGATGGACTGGACGCAGATAGTCGTGGCCATCCTCGGCATCATCGGGGCGCTCGACCTGGGCCGTTTCATCTTCTTCCGAGCCAGCCGCAAGAAGGCGGACGCGGAGGCGGACGGGGCGGTCCAGGCGAACGACTCCGCCGCAGTCCAGACCCTCAAGGACGCCATCGCGGAGCTGTCCACGATGAACCGGGAGTACGCGAAGGACAAGCGCGACCTGGACGACAAGGTGGACGAGTTGCTGGCCAGCATCACCAGGAAGGACGAGACCATAGCGACCCTCCTGACGATGGTGTGCAAGCACCTGGGCTGCACCCTGCGGGAGCCGGTCCCAGGACAGGGCCGCGTGTGGTACGAAGCCAACAAGGGGGACATCTCCCTCGGTGTGGACTACCTGCCAATCAATCAACTGATGACGCGCTACGGCGAGCGGAAACGCCAGGCGAAGGAGGAAAGCGATGCTGGTACTCATTGACAACGGCCACGGGGCGGAGACGCCCGGCAAGCGCAGCCCCGACGGGCTGCTGCGCGAGTACGCCTGGACGCGGACGGTGGCGCGGATGGTCTGCGACATCCTTGCGGCGAAGGGCATCACCGCCCGGCTGCTGGTCCCGGAGGAGTGGGACGTCCCGCTCGTGACGCGCTGCGCCAGTGCGAACGCACAGGCGAAGAGGGACAAGGACACCATCCTGGTCTCCATCCACGTGAACGCGGCAGGGGACGGCACCCGCTGGATGAACGCAGACGGCTTCGAGGTGTACACCTCGCCGGGTCAGACCGCCAGCGACCGCCTCGCGGAGTGCATCTACGCAGCCGTGGAAGACGGCACGCCCTTCAGGATGCGGGCAGACCTTACGGACGGAGACCACGACCGGGAGGCACGGTTCTACATCCTCCAGCACACCAGCTGCCCGGCTGTCCTGTGCGAGTGCGGATTCATGGACAATCCGACGGAGGCGCGCTGGCTGGGCCGCGAGTCGTCGCAGGCCACGGTGGCCCTCGCCATCGCGGAGGGGATTGCAGATTACGTCAAGAAATAGGCAAATTATGCAAATTATCTGCACAATTCTGCTGGCCCTTTGGCAGCTGCCGCAGACCCTCCTGGGCCTTGCGGTCATCGCCTGCATGGCTGGGCGGACGCGCTACGTAGGTGACGGAGTGTGGACCGTTCGCGGGTGGACCTCCGGCGTCTGCCTGGGCGAGGTCATCGCGCTGTGCACCTGGTTCGACTCGACGGATCTCCGACACGAGCGGGGACACCGGGAGCAGTCCCGCATCCTGGGGCCGCTCTACCTGCTGGTCGTGGGACTGCCGTCCGCCATCGGCAACCTCATCGACAGGAGGGGACACCGCAGCTGGCCGGATGCGCTGCGCAGCAAGTGGTACTACAACCTTCCCTGGGAAGCTGACGCGGACCAGCGGGGAGGCGTGAAACGATGGAACTTCTGAAGATGAACGGGACCCTCAAGTCGGCGGCACAGCTCGCCGCCATACTCATCGCCGCCGCCATGCTCATCGCTGGCGGTTACCTTATAGGCCGCAGCACGCAACCGCAGCCCCGCCAGCCGCATGAAATTATCCATGTGGACACTCTTACCGTCCACGATACGATAACGCAAATACGGCCCATTTCTGAGGTCCGCCGCGTCATCGATCGCGTGCCCGTCCCGGTGACGGACACGGTGCAGCTGCACGACACGACCTACGTGTACCTGGAGCGCGAGCAGGTGGAGTGGTCCGACAGCCTCGCCACCGTCTGGGCCTCCGGCATCCAGCCCCGCGTGGACTCCGTCCGCCACTACACGCAGAAGCAGATCATCACGCAGCAGGTGGCCGTCCCCGTCCCGGTTCGCCGCCGCTGGGGCATTGGCGTGCAGGCCGGATACGGGGCAAGCAGGGGCGGACTGACGCCCTACATCGGCATCGGCGTCTCGTACAATTTCGTCACCTTCGGCAAGGCCCGCTGACGGCATCCGACCGCCTACGACCTCGTGGACGCGGGCCTTGCCTAATCGGGGAAAATGACTACCTTTGCGGATGCGTGTGGCATAATTGCTCGCGTTGTTTAAGGTGGGCCTCGGACCTCTCGGTCCGGGGCTTTTTCATGCAGTTTTTGTCAGGATTTTGTCAGAGCCGTCCGACGACATCGGACAACTGCCGGGCGCGGTATGTGAGGAAATCACGCCCACAATGCCGTGCGGGGCAGCATACAAATCAGAGTGCCCCCGTCTCTCGACGGAGGCACCCCTCATCTAACCTATTTATCGACACTTTCCGCAGCAGGGGCGCGGCAGACCACGGCAAACGTGCGCGTGCGCGCGATGCGGTATTCATGGATTGTCACTCTTTGGCATTTTATGAAAGAAATTTTTGTCATATATTTGTCAGACAAAAAACCGCTTGCACACATGAACGTCACCCTCCGCCCCATCATCGTGCCGGGAAACAAGCGCCAGGACGGCACCTGGCCCGTCAAGATTCGCGTCACCTTCAAGGGCGTCTCCCGCCGCCTACCCACCTCACTGGTCTGCTACGCCTCCGACCTCACCCGGTCGGGGAAGATCAAGTCGCCAACCGTCCTGGAACGCGCCGGGCGCATCGTGGACAGGATGCGGGACGCCATCGCGGACCTGGACCCCTTCCAGCTGGAGGGCATGGACGTGGACGCCGTGGTGCAGCGCATCAGGGACCGCCTGACGGCGCAGGACTTCCAGCTGGACTTCTTCGCCTTCGCGGACGCCTTCATCCGCGAGACGAAGGTGGGCGGAACCGCCCGGAACTACCGAACCGCCCTGGGCGCCTTCGCCCGTTACCTGGGCGGGGAACACATAGACATCAACGCCATCACGCGGGCCATGCTCCTGGACTTCCGCCAGCAGCTGGACGCAGCGCCACGGATGATCTGGGACAAGGCGTCCCGGTCCGTCGTGCCTTCCTCCGTCATGCCGCGCCCACAGGGGAACGGCTCCCGCATCCTTGCCCGCCTGGCCCATATCTTCCAGGCTGCGCGTGACCGCTACAACGATGACGACGCCGGGCGCATCCTCATCCCGCGCACCCCGTTCACCGGGATCCCGAAGCCGCAGCCGGCCCCGGAGGGCCAGCGGAACCTCGGCACGGACATCGTGCAGCGCATCATGGACGCCGCCCTGGAGGGTGGCCCGCACGCCGTGGCGCTGGCCTCCTTCGTGGTCTCATTCTCTCTGATGGGGGCCAATATCGCGGACCTGTACCGGGCCGCGCCCGTGGAGCCGGGCGGCGTGTGGGAGTACCGGCGGAAGAAGACCGAGACCAGGAGGGCGGACCATGCGCTCATGCGCGTGGAGGTGCCGCCGCAGCTGTCCCAGTTCCTCGCCGTCCTGGGCGCGGGGACCTCGCGCCGCTGGTGGCTCCCCGGCCTGCGCATGGGGAAGGACAGCCACGACAAGGTGACGCGCGTGGTGAACCGCCACCTCGATGCGTGGGCGGAGGAGCAGCAGCTGCCCGCCTTCACCTTCTACGCGGCCCGGCACTCCTGGGCGAGCATCGCGCGCGCCCAGGGCGTGGAGAAGGCCACCATCGACGACTGCCTCTGCCACAAGGGCGACTTCGCCGTGGCGGACATCTACGCGGAGCGGGCGTGGCACCTCATGGCTGCGGCAAACGACAAGGTGCTGCGCCTGTTCCGCTGGCCCGGCTACGACGGCGGGAACCTGTCGTCAGGGGACAGGAAGTAGATCAAGTCCACCACCTTCAGCATCTGCTCGACGGACCACTCCGGGGCCGGCTGCTCTCCAGCCTGTCCCGGATTTTCTTTGCCCTGGTCCGTCGTCATAGGCGGTCAGTTTGCAGGCCGTTTTTTGGGGCCGGGGTACCCGGCACCCGGAGTGTCTCCACCAGCCTGGCGATGGTCTCCTGCTGGCTGCGGACAACCTCCACCAGGTTGTTGTACAGCTGCGCCGTGCTGGCCGGGATGATGACGTCCCGCGCCGGCTCCGGCGGCACGTCTCCGAGGACCGTCCGATAGTAAGACTTCACCTTCGCCATCAGTGGGGCGGTCAAGGCGGTCGGATTTCCTTTCATGGCGGACACAAGGTTCGCATAACTGACCCCGATCTGCCGTGCCATGTCTTTCTTTGTTGCGCAAATTCCGCGCTTCTGGAGATCCTGGAATATCTCCACGAGTTCCACGTAGGTCGATTTTGTCTCCATGATGTCAGAAAAATTTCAGAATGTTTTGCAGATTTCAGAAAAGTTTGTATATTTGCAAAAGTTATAAACAAATATATAAACAATATGGAGACTTACAAACTGATGCTCAACCCCTACCCCACCCTCCGGGAGATGCTGCGGCGCATCAAGGTCGGCGACCGGGTGTCCGTATCCATCAAGGCTGCGGAGGGAGCACACGGATACAGCCAGCAGACGGTGCGGCAGTGCGCCGTGAACGAGGGGGTCGGCGGCAAGAAGTTCACCTGCAACTTCGACCGCGACACCTTCACGATGTACGTAACCCGGACCGCATAGACATGGACAAGGACCGCATCATACGTGACCTCATCGCGCGCAGCATCGCCTACGGCTCCGCCCTGGCGCTGGAGACCTACGGGGTGGTGAGCGGTGAGAAATCGCAGCGCCAGTGCCGCGCCATCTACGGCAGCTGGTTCGACAAGGCGGTGGCCGACGGTCGCCTGCATCCCTTCCGCATTGAGGAAGGCCGCGCCGGCACGAAGTATTACCGGGTCCAGGACATCCTCGCACTGCGCCTGGAGGATGCGGCGAAGCCCGCGCTCGCTCTTTGAAAAAATCGGGGGGATAGCCGGTTAAATGGATAGGCCGGAGCCACGCATAAGGTGGCGATGCCACCTGCTTCAGCGGCCCTGGGACATTAGGCAGTTCGATTCTGCCACCCCCGACAACCGACGGAGATATGCCCTGCGAAGCGGATAGTGCAGGGGGGAGACTGTGGTACTCGTAGCCGGGCCGACTCCGGCCTCCGTCACAAAGCCGCCCGTGAGGGTCGCCCCATATCGTATTCCATTACTCTTGAAAGTGTCCGGCAGCTTAATCGGTCGAGCATACGGCGACGAATCTGAAAGCAAGCGGATTGCCTGAAGGACTGCGGGTTCGACTCCCGCCCGGACACCCGAAAACCTTAAACACTTACACATTATGAAGGTCTTGTATTACACATTCTGCGCATTATGCGCCACCTGTATCGTCGCAGCCTTCTGCGGCGCTACCCACCAGCTGGCCGTGGCCGGCATCGCCGCCCTGATGGCGGCAGGAACCAAACCCGAAGAAGACAAGGAGGGCCAGCGATGAACGAGAACGAGAAACTCTACGTCATCGACGCGCCCTACCTCACCGGCGGCACGACCGTCGAGAAGGCTCTGTACGCCTTCTGCCGCCAGTTCACACACGTGCTGGCGAATGAGGAGGGGCTGCTGCACATCCTGGAGCAGATGACCGACTTCGAGCACAACTACCGGGCGCAGCATAAGGGCTGCAAGCCGGTGGCCGTGTCCCTGGACAAGGACCGCTGGGAGCCGTTCGCCTTCTACTACCGCATCGGCTCCTGCCACATCGCCATCCACACTATCGCGGGGAGGTGCATCCGATGAAGCTGGCGACCTTCGTGACGGACAAGGAACTGGGTGTCCCGTTCCTCGCCGGGGCGATGAACGCCCGGTTCAACTCCTTCCTCGCCGCCCTGGCGTGCCGCCTGGGCCGGAACCCTGAAGACATCATCGACGTCGCCCGCGACGTCCTCCAGAGCGGGGAGACCCCGCAGAAATAAACCCTTAAACAAATCCACTATGGAAGAAAAGAAACCAGCGCGAACTCTCGCGCAGAAACTTCTGGAACTTCAGAAGGCGGTCGTCAAACTCGGAAAAAACGAGAAGGGCTACGACTACAAGTTCGTCAGCGGCAGCAAGCTGCTCTCCTTCATCCGCCCAGCGATGGACGACCTCGGCCTGCTGTTGATACCAAACACCGTCCGCTCGAACTACGAGATCGTCAAGACACTGGAGGCCATCCCGGCCAGCGGAAACTACAAGGGGCGCCCGGAGAAGTACGAGGTCCTCGTCACTCTACACAAGTCCTTCACATGGATGGACACCGAAAGCGGCGAGACCCTGAAGACGGAATTCATCGCGCAGGGGTGCAACGGATGGGACAAGGCCATCGGGTCAGCGGAGACCTACGCGGAGCGTTACTTCCTTCTTAAGTTTTTCCACATCGCAACTGACGACGATGACGTCGATCTGGTGAACGCCATCCGCTCGAACCAGGACGACAAGGACCAGGAGGCGCAGGCAGCAGCGCCTGCCCCGAAGAAGGCGGCGGCGAAAAAAGGACAAAGTGACAAAAGTGTCACTATGTCACCTTCCAACCCTGCCACCTATCGGCCCATCCCGGAGGCCGACTACTGGAAGGTGGTCGGCGCCTGGTGCCGGGGCATCCTAAGCAAGACCGGGCAGGACTACCGCACCACATGGATCGAGATGACGGGCGCAGGCCCGGACGAGATTGCAAAGTTCAACCACGACGCCGACAACTGGAGAGCGGCGCACCCTAACAACGCATAGCCATGACAAACGCAGACATCAAGGGCTACCTCTCCGCCCTGACGGACATTTCCGTGAACCTGGAGGAGGCATACATCGAAGGCGGTGGCGAGATCACCGAGGAGACCGAGGCGCTGGAGCGCAGGGCGGACGCCATCCGCCAGCTGCTCCAGGGCGACGGCATCGACAGCCTGGGCCGCTGGCTGCGGAGCCAGGAGGACCGGGTGTCCGCTATCAAGGCGGAGAAGGACGCGCTGGCGCGGCAGCAGAAGGCCGCAGAGCGGACGGTGGAGCACATCAAGGGCGAGATCGGGTCGCTGATGGGGCGCCTCGGCATCGACAAGGCGAAGGGCGCCTGCTACTCCTTCACCCCGTCCACGAAGTCCTGCTGGACGGTGGACCGGGAGAAGCTGAATGAGGAGTGGAAGGGTATCGCCCTGGACGCCGCCCGCAAGGCTGGTGTCCCGGAGTGGGTGAAGGTGTCCGTGGACGTGACGGTCTCCGCCATTGACCGGGAGGCTGTCCCCGACTGCGTCCAGCTGGCGCAGTACCCGTCCGTGACGTTCCGAAAGCCGAGGGCAGACAAGGACGACAAGGAGGCGTAAGGATGGGCTGGTACATGGTCATAACCGATGAGATGCGCACGCTTGGACTGACAGGTAACGACCTGTTGGTCTATGCGGCCATCCACGGCTATTCGCAAAATGGCGAGGGGTGCTGCTTCTGCAGCCGTGCCGAGCTGGCGGCTCGGTGTGGCGTAGGGGTGCGCACCCTCGACGCCATCCTCAAGCGCCTGGTGGATGACGGCTACCTCGACAAGGAGCCTATCACCAGGGCTGGCAGGATATACAACTCCTACGCGGTACGCACCCCTGCAAAAGTTGCAGGGGACCCCTGCAGAAATTGCACACGTCCCCT